ACTAATATTCTGAACGAGTTTGTAATTATCAAACAGCATTATTTGATTTAATAAATCCACCAACCGTCGAATAGGACTGGTTATATGGGTATACGGTTGGACATTTTTAGTATCAGTTGGTAGCAAAGGGATTGTCATGGCGGTCATATTAATAAGTTCGTGGCTTAAATCAATATCATCATTATAGTGAATATATTGTCCCGATGCATTATTCCAATTAATGATAGCACGTTTAGAATCTACAGATAGATCGATATTATTCACTTCATCTCGAGTGTGGTTATTTTGTATAATGACGGATCTAAAAATGCCCATCTTCTGATTAATCATATTAATCCCAGTAATTGCGTTCATATACATCATCCAAAATGCGACCATATCGTGGCTATTCCTAACTTCTTTATCCATTAAATATGCAATATCATATATTTTCTGATAAACCGGCTCGCTGAATACAAGTTTTTTCTCTTCATATGTATAATTTTTATGAACATTAATCAATACGTTTTTATATTGTGTAGGTTGTGGTATTATTTTCCCGTGTATATCAACAATGATGTCCATCGCTAGTGCAAATCTATTTTTCTTTTCCTGCAAACTACATAATGTATCGGAGAGAATAGTAGGTAGCATAGGTCTTTTTCTATCAGGTAAGTAGATGGTAGAAACCCGATGACTAAATGTGTCCCATAAATCCAATGTTTCCAACCATACAAACACGTTTGCAATATATATAGTTATTGTCCAGCCAGATTGGATATTTTCGTTATCAATAATCGGTTCAATACCAAATCCGTCATCGAAATCTACACTATTCGGCGGGTCAATCGTAATAATACGCCGTCCACGTCTGTCTTCTATATTATAGTTAGGGTTTTGTAATATATTTTCAATGAATATATCGTGAGATGACTTACCAATCGCCTTTTTTGTGTTTTTTGTAAATTCTGTCAGGGATATACATAAGCTCTTACAATATAACTGGTATTCATAAAATACGTCCAGATTGTTCACATCTCCCAGAGTGTTCATTAACAATCCTCTAGGGTGTTTATCGTCCCATTGTTGGAACTGGAAAATCACATATTTATTCAATATTTTTTTAGAGAATCCGATTTTTAATTCGTAAGGAACTAAGAAAGTAGGTAGATATTTGTCATCTGGAATACATTTATATAATAGCTTCTTACCATTAACCCTACCATATGTTTTATTACCATCTAGTATTAAAACCCCCGCTATTGTTTCCGTGTTTTTCAAAATAGATTTTACCACAGTCATTTCCCCGGTATCGTCTATTGACAGTATATCTCTACTGAATAGCTTTCTAGAAAGAGGCTGTATTGACTTTAGAAACGGATTGTCGTGCAATTGAATTACATTTCCGGTCTGAACATTTTTAAACTCCCATTCGGTATACTCTCTATTATTCACGTATATCTGTGCCTTCATTATAAATTTGATAAGATAGTTATATGTAGCTTATGTCTGTATGCTTACATCAATTTTTCAATAGAAAATATTAGTCTATGCATCAAATGTAAGTTTTTTCAAAAATTCCATAGTATCATCAAGAGAATCGACTTTCACTCCTATTACTCGATCACTGTTTATTAACTGATAGTCATTGCCATTAACACCATATTTGTCTCCAAAATAATATATTTGGTGATATTCATCCTTGGACAATGATTCTAATACTTGTATTTTATCATATTCTGTTGGATAAATAGCAATGCCTACCCGACCACCCTCTACTATATCTACTTTGTCTATTATATCTAAGTCTCTAGCTTTATTATGCAATATCGATAAAAGTTGTTGCCTATATTGGTGTGTTTTATCTAATTCCATAAATATTTGGCGCTCTTGTGAATTTGCAGATAGACCAATTAACGAAACATATATAATTCCATTTCTCAAATCGATAAAGTTGCCAGTTATAGTATAATCCACTTGTGATAAAAAATTCAAAGCTGTTTTTATTAAAATATTTATTGCAGGATATGTGTTATGCTCTCTGATATTTTTTGTATATATTTCAAACAGTGATTTATCGATGGATTGAATATACACACAACCACATTCTGTAAAATAATGGTCAAAACATATTTTATCGTCGAGTTGTTTTGTTATTTTGTCCATTTGCCCCCCTCCTACAATTCCAATTTCAGTGTTCTCTGTTTTCATATAATTCATTATTGATGCCATATCATTTTTTATTTTTTCACCCGATTCAGTAATTGTGCCATCAACATCGAACAATAATAGATTTTTCATATTATATAATATATAATTATAAATATTATGAAATTTATACACAGATGATGGTAATACATATATAATAAACAAACTAAAAACTATTTTGTTTATAATATAATATGCCACCAAAACGTTATAAGAAAACTACAAAAAACTCCTATGCAGAAAGTCGTCATTTATCTAGTGCTAAATTTTTAATCATTGTTGAATCTCCGTCGAAATGCCCTAAGATAGAACATTTTTTAGGCGAAGATTATTGTTGTATTGCATCAAAAGGCCATTTACGTCAAATATCTGGTCTGAAAGCAATCGATACTAAAAAAACATTTCTTCCCACATTTTCGACAATCCCTGAAAAAAAGGAACATATTATTAAAATGAAAGAAACTATCTCCCGGTTCTCAAAATCTAATATTTTATTAGCAACTGATGATGATAGAGAAGGAGAAGCGATAGCTTGGCATATATGTGATCTATTCGGTTTGCCGCTCAATACTCCCCGGATTCTTTTCCACGAAATTACAAAAACAGCTATTCTCAACTCAATAAAAGTCCCTACCATAGTAAATATGCCGTTGGTTATGGCGCAACAAGCTAGACAAGTATTAGACGTGATAGTAGGATACAAAGTATCCCCCTTTCTATGGAAATATTTATACAATAATAAAGAAAATTCACTATCTGCAGGTAGGTGTCAAACCCCAGCATTACGTTTAATTTACGAAAACGACAAGAATAAAAATACGAATATTTCTCATCAATATAAAATAACGGGCGTGTTTACTGATAAAAAATACTTATTTTCATTAAATACACATTTAGAAAAGGAAGAAGATGTTCTCGATTTTTTAAATAATTCTAAGATTTATAGTCATAAGTTATCAATTGGTTCTCAAACTACTCATAAAAAAAGTGCTCCTAAACCATTTAGTACTTCCCGTCTATTGCAAACAGCAAGTAGTCAGGTGAGTATGTCCCCAAAAGAAACGATGTCATTATGCCAACAATTATATCAGTCCGGATATATAACATATATGCGAACCGAAAGCAATTTGTATTCAAAGGATTTTATTGATAAAATTACAAAAACGATATCGGAGAAATTCAGCACAAAGCATATCGGGAATACAGAAGCGTTAGAAAATAGTAAAAGCGATAACCCACACGAAGCTATACGGGTAACGCAACTTGATATAACAACGATACCTAATTGTGAAAATCCTCGTTTAAACACGTTATATAAGCTAATATGGAGAACAACAATTGAAAGCTGTATGTCAGATGCAACATATCAGCATACAACTGCAGAGATCAGCGCCCCCCAAGAATATAAATATAAATTTGTGTTAGAGATGCCAGTATTTTATGGGTGGAAAGCATTAGACGCCAAAGACGACCTAACTACTGTGCAAAACAAAGTTTCCTCCGAAATATTATATTTGAAATCCCTTTCTCCAAAGTCATCTATCCCTTATTGCAATATAGATGCTGTATTCAATGTTAAAAACAGCCATAGTTATTACACGGAAGCAAGTTTGATTAGTAAATTAGAAACATTAGAAATAGGGAGGCCTTCCACATATTCTACTATAATTGAAACTATAAAAGACCGAGGATATGTTAAAAAAATGGATAGTCCGGGTCGTGCAGTTGTTTGCAAAGATTATACTATGATTGGAGAAGAAATAGAGGTGAAACAAGTAGAAAAGACATTTGGGAACGAAAAAAATAAACTCATTATTCAACCCGTAGGTATATTAGCATTAGAGTTTCTTACAGAACATTTCAATACATTATTTTCCTACGAATATACAAAAAATATGGAAAAGCAGTTAGACGATATTGCAAATAAAGTGATAACCGAGTGGGATACAATATGTAGAGCGTGTTATAATGATATAAAAGAAATTTCCAAAACTATGAAATGCGTATCAAAGCAGAGTTATGAAATAACCGAAGGATATGATTTCGTATTTGAAAAATATGGTCCGGTCATTCGACATATGATGCCAGACGGAAATATCGAATATTTACCTGGAAATAAAGAAATAAAAATAGATATTGAAAAGTTAAAAAACAAAGAATACACATTGTCTGAATTGGTAGAGCCGAGTAGTCAATGTCTTGGTAAATACGAAGAAGCCGATGTATATCTCAAGAATGGTAGATATGGATATTATGTGGAATGGGGTGATAGCACAGAAAGTATGAAAGATATCCAGGTGCCAGTTTCAGAGATTACCATAGAAATAGTAATAGAATATCTTAAACAGAAAAAGGAGAATCAATTGGATGTAAGTATTTTGAGAACAATTACCACAAATATGTCAGTAAGGAGAGGTAAATTTGGTGCATATGTCTTTTACAAGACACCTTCTATGAAAAAACCCACATTTTTAAACATTAAAAAGTTTCCCGAAGGTTTTTTGGCGTGTTCTCAAGAAACAATCCAACAATGGCTATCTACTCAATACAATATACCGATTCAAGATATGTAATATTCTCAAAAATACGTATAAACATTTAATATGTTCTCTATAAATAGGATATGACAATGAAATACTACGAGACAACATTTGATGACTACATATTATCAGTAGAGAAGTTCAATATTCACCCTGAATTAGAAAAGATATATTCTTGTTATCCAGATGATATTAATAAATTAGAAAATACGATTATATACGGGGCGTCTGGGGTAGGAAAATACAGTCAAATGTTGTATCTATTGAAAAAATATAGTCCAAGTGGTTTAAAATATGAGAAGAAGATTGTAGCGACTACTGATAAGTTAGAATACAAATATAAAATCAGCGATATTCATTATGAAATTGATATGGGACTACTTGGTTGCAACTCAAAGACCTTATGGTCAGAGATTTTTTCACAAATAGTGGATATTATTTCAGTCAAATCGATGAAAACCGGAATAATCGTATGTAAAAATTTCCACCTAATTCATTCTGAATTATTAGAAATTTTTTATAGTTATATTCAACATTACAATCACGACCAAACTGCAATCACGCTGAAGTTTGTCATTATTACCGAACATCTTAGTTTCATACCGAATAAGATATTGAATGTTTGTCATCTA